TAGCGTGTGCCGCAACTGCGAGGCGTGTGGGGTTTAGTTTTCGGAGCCCCGGCCGCCCGACAGGCAATGGCCTTTACCCGATTCACATCCGCCTCATAGTCCATCGCTTGGCAGTAGCCAAACACGGCGGCCATCACCCGTTTGCGCCAGCGGTCAGCCTCGGACGCCCGCGGGGTCATCGCCACGGCCAGTTTACTACACACGTCGGCCAGCCCCGCGCAATCCATTTCCGAGGAATGCTCTACGCCATACGAGGCGAGGATCTCGCGCTTACCGTCCTCGTCGATCCGTGCCCTGTTTAGCAGCATGTGGAAGCGCTTCAATAGCTGCCGCTTCCGGTGATCGTTGTCTATTGTTTTCATCATTCTCTACTTCTTCTAACTACCGGGCGGCCTTGCCCGCCCCTACTTCCTTTTCTCGCCCCCAGTATTCGTCCGCGCCTTTATCCCAGATCACCACCGGGCGACCGCCGCCGTAACGGCTCGTGGGGAAGGCTTTGAACCCTTCGATGCGGAAAGCCACGTTGGCATCGCGCAGGATGCGCAGGGCCGTGGGCGTCGATGGGCGACGGCCGTCCACGTGACTGATGTAGACGAACAGCTTCGTGGGAAAGCGTCGTTTGAGGTCTTTGTATTCCGAAAACTTCAGATCCATGAATTGCACGGAATCGATAAAGACGATGTCCGCACTGCGTTGCCGCCGCAGCCTTTCGCACAGCTCATCCTTGCTTTCGCGGTCGAGCAGTATCCAGCGGGCGCCCGCCTCGAGCAAGCCGGCGCGGTCGACAGCCATCTGGATCGTTCGCGAATTGCCCTCCTCGACGCTGTTGTAGGCCACGCGGCCGAAGGCGGTCAGATACTTGGATAGCATCATAGCGAAGGTCGTTTTGCCATTCTTCGTGTCGCCATAGATGATCCAGCTGCCCGTCAGTTCGGGCTCGCCCACCGCTTCGCGCCATACACCGTCGAACCCGAGGGTGTTGAACTTTGTGGTCAGCACATTGCGCGCCGTCAGTCCCTTCTTCATCGTCGTTATGCTCTTTTTGACAGTTCGATGTTTATGCGTCGGAGGGATGGCGTGTTATCCTCACCCATCAGACGGCGAAGCAGGCGGTTCACGTCCGTATCCGCCCCAGCGTTAGCTTTGATGATCATTGCCGCCGTCAGTTGCAGGAAGCGCTCGGCCTCTTCGCGGGCCGTGGGCACGACCTTGCCGTAGCGCTTGCCAAAGCGGCCGAAGATTTCGGCGTAGCCCACCTTCTTGTTGTCGATGGCCCGGCGGATCTTTTCGCTGAGACCGTCAGCGCCCATCATGTAATACCCACAACAGTGCTCCGTGGCGTTCCATAGGGCTTTGATCTCGAGGAAAGCCTCATAGCTGAGGTCGCCCGCTTCATCGAGGATGACCAGCGGCCGATCGAGCGTTTTGAGGTAGAACACGAGGTCGTTGTAGACGTCTGCCAGCCGTCCCGTGCTACCCACGCCAAACTCCCGGGCGATGCCCCGCAGCAGCTTTTGCCGCGTTTTGACCTGCGAGCAATCCACGTAGACGGCATTGCGGTGCGTTTTGACATATTGCCGGGCGGTGTAGGTCTTTCCGATGTCGGTCAGGTCGCACAGCATGGCCGAAAGACTATTCGTCTGGCACATTTCGAGCTGCGCCGTGATGTATTTGAAGACGGGCGTTTCGGCCGTCTGCCATGCCGGCGCATCGGTCAGGCCGACGCCCAAGCGGCGGGCGATGCTGATCCACTTTTCGTCGGCCAGCACCCCGACCGTCTCGCCCCGCTTAATGCGGCTGTATTGCGCGCTGCCTATGCCAAGCGTGGCGGCAAAGCGGGCGTCCGAGCCGTCGAAATTGGCCCGACGCGCCGCCAGCGCAGCCCGGATTTTCTCTTTGTATTCGTTCGTGAGGCTCATATATTCGCGTGTTTTTAACGTTCTTCTTACTTGCTTATGACTGAGTATTATTTGCTTGAATGCATGATCCCTGACGAGCTGCCCGACAAGCAGTTCGTCGAGAGTACCAAAGCTCTTTTGTCGTTTTCCCGGCTGATGAAATGCCCTTGCCGGCAGGTGCAAGGGGAAAACTATTGGTTAGTTGAATTGCCGGCTGACCCATATGCTTTCTGCGAGGCGATGATTGCTCATTCTCTACAATGCTATCCTGCTGAAACATGTCCTATTCGTGTTAAGTAGTTTCTATTTTGTTGGTTCATAATTGATCGATCGCACGGGCGGCCCAATCCTCCATCGAGGCCGTCAGTTCGTCTTCCTCGTAGCCGATCGGCTGGCGGGTCTCGACGATTTTGACCGGCGCCGCGGCCACAGCCTCAGCCGTCTCCCGATCCACCCGACCCACCTGGGGAATCTCTTCGCGTCGCTCGCGGATCATCCGGTCGAATCGCGCCGCACGCTTATGTTGCACGAGCATCCGCGCCTCGTCCGCCTCAGTGCGTTCCGCGGCGCATTCGTTGTAGGCCATCTCCGCCCGAGCTGTCGCTTGGCCGATGTAGACATCGCCCTGATAGAGGTAGACGCACGGCACCGAGCCATCCTCGAGGGGCAGCCAGTAGGCCATGACGCGCCGATCGTTCGGCTGAAGGCGGCTGAGCATATCGAAGTCCGCAAGGGCGAACTCGGCGCTGGCTACCCGCACGTAGTCGTTGTTGCGGATGGTCGTTTCCGTCACGTTGCCGATGTGTTTATACAGCCTTTCCGGCGCGATTGGCCGGAGGCCTGGGTTGGCGTGCTTCAAAAGCACCTCGCGGCGGGTCAGCCCGGGAAACTCTTTCTGCCGTGGATGCAAGGCGTTATTATGCAACTCAATGTCTGCCAAATCGTCGGCAATGATCGTTTGCGGTTGAAAGGTGGGATCGATGAAATCGCCGTGCACCTTGTTGCGCACGCTTTTGAAGGCCTCCGCCTTGCCGTACCAACGGCCGCGCATGTGCCCTTGCTTCTTCGATGTGCCCCATTTGAGCGACCGGATGTTGTGCTCGGCCCGTTTCTCGGTGGGCGACGAACAGAAACGGACGAATTGGAAGGCCTCAGGCAGCCAGTCGATGTTTTGCATCAGGTGATGCTCCACTTCCAGCTCGGCCGGCATGGGCAAACCCAGCTCCGTGAGCTCGCAAAAGACGTTGCGGAAGGCCTCCATCACGGTGTCTAACGTGGGTGTGCCCACAGTGTAGGCCGGGCGGAACCAGTAGCCCGATACGACGTCCACACAGAGGTATTTGGCCACCCAGCCGCGGGTGCTTTTTCGGGACAGGACGGCGTCGTCCATCGAGATTTTGGAGAGGGCAAACCGGCCATTGTGTCGCACATGCTTCGGGCGCTGCGAGTTGGCGTAGTCGAACTGCCCGTTGCGGTCGGCGTAGACGGCCGTCTCGTTGACCACGTTTTTCAGGTACCGCCGAATGGTCGAGCAGCTCACCGCCTGCGGGCGGCCTTTGTAGCGGTAATCCTCGGGGCGGAACACTTCGCCCGTCGCCCGGTCAAACAGTTCCGTATCGCCCGCCGCAAACTCCAAATACAGTTCGTGCACTCGGGCTGCAAACGGCTTGTCGTTCGTTCGCCAAAGCGCCACGATCAGGTTTTCAGCCCGGCGGGACACCTTCCGCGCCGCGTCGTTGCCCATGTTGCGGGGCAGCAGTGAGGCATACCCCTCGGCCATGTAGGCCCGGAAGGCGCGCTCGAGGCTGCGTGCGTTGGTGTACTCGGGTACGGCCACGCCGTACGTTTCGGCCGACCGCCGGCATTCCTCCGTGTGCCACCGGAGCATCGTCTGCCAGTAGGCACCTTTCCGAAGTTTGGAGCCACTGGCCGCGCGGCGCTCCGTCTGTCGGCGCAGCCCGTCGCCGAGGGCATTGAAGATTGAGGCCTTGGCCGTGAGCTGCCGGACGGTCTCTTCCGAGAGGCGCCCGCCGTCCGCCTTTTCATAAGCAGCGAAGAAGGCCTCCGCCTCCCGATCCATGTCCACGGTGTAAAGCGCCCGGTGTTCCTCCCGTGGTACACGCCCCATCACCCTTTCGATCACCCGCAGCCGGTCGGCCCGACGGATCGACCGCGCGTCGATCACCGTCTCGCCTCCTTTGCGTTGGCTGATGATGGATACATCGCCGTTTTGTCTGTCATAACAAAACTGCCGATACGTCAGCCCCGACTCACACCAGTCGTTCACCGTCAGGGCGGGCACACCATCTATATATGCGTAAGCGGGCATCGTTCTTTTTATCTCCTTTCAATGTCCGGTTCGGGGGAGTCGAACCCCCGCGGCCACTTTCGGCCGTCAAAACCCTGAACCGGCGCCCCCTTAGGGATCAGGCACCCCCTTGGGGACTCACGTCAAACAGTTCTAAGAAATAAGCATCTATGTCGAGCAAAAAAGTATTCTTCTAATCCTCGCCGAAGTGGTCGGCTATGCGTTTCATCCGTTCCCGGTCGAGCCACCAAATCAGCCCCACCATAACACCTGCAACCAGGTACAGGGCAATGTCTGTCATCGTCTCCGATCCTTCCGTCGGGCTGCACGAGAGCAACACCCCAAGGCATCCGAACCGAAGCCACATCCCCACGCTTGTCATTCTGAGCGCGCCCAAAAACATGCGTAGCATAGCCCTACGCCCTCCCTTGGATATATCGTTCCACCCGGTCGGCTGTCAGACTGATCGACTGCCCCTCGTCCGAGCCGAACAAGTAGACATCCAGCTCCCGGTATCGGTAACGCAGCATTTCGCGCCGCCCCCGGCCCGTGTACCAATAGCACGCGCCGGGCCTTAATTCTCTTGCCTTCATATATAATTCCGATCGATTGTTGTATTCCCGTTATTCGTATGCTCTCACCCTGTCCCTCACCGTATCTGGCCCAAACACGAACCGATACATCCGCCTTCGGGTGTGAAACACATAGCGCCCGTCACCGTCGTTTCCCGTATGCGACACTTCCACTTCCTTTCCGTCCTGCATCTGGTAGATATACCGCCCCCCGATGATCAGTTTGTTTGCCTCCACGTCTCGTCCTCCCGAATCCTTTCTTTCACTCGT